CGACCGCACACGAGCCGTCACCGATCTACTTAAGGTAGATCGGCGTCCAACCTCGTTTATAGCTAACCCGATGAGGTATCGGGTATCCTGATCCCTGTCCGCTATCACTAGCGGATGGAACGGGACTGCTATCACCAGCAAGCTCTAGCCTTACCAGTGAATCCTGCATGTTATACCAATAACGTGCTACGTGAGCCTTTCGGGCTCTCGGCAGGAGGGCTTCGACTACCCACTTATGATGATGATAAGACCATTTTAAGGTTTTCTCATTCTTAAGTAGATATCCGAAGTCCCGGTCTACATACTCAATAATACCATTGGTGTTTCTCTCGTTTGTTATTGACAAACGTGGATAAACAGCTCTGATACTACGGTATATGTAGGATGCAGTTTCCTCGAAACCCGATATGCGCAAGTTTTTTGCTAGCGCACATAAAGCATCGAGATCAGAATAGGAGGATAACACGTGTCGCTTCATACGGTGCGGTGTAACATTAACGCCTTTGAAGGCGTCAACACCACAGGATTCTCGAAAGAATCCGCGATGGAAGGATTTCGACAAGTTGACCTTTAGGCCAGCTCGTTCTAAACCTGCCACAGTAGCACTATAGTATTTTGTTTCCACGATAATGTCATCTCCGAAAACATAAACATCAGTCGCGGCGGCATTTCTGCTACCAAAACGGATACTTATGCTTGCACGAACCATAGCCCAGAATACGAGACTCTCAACAGGAAAGCATAATGCATTTCCCATTGGGGCCCATTTCTGGAGCTTCACGACGCTACCATCGAGCATTTTAATATGTGATGCTCGGCTGCAGGATATCTTGTTATAAGCGTATTCCCCAAAAAGGAATCTGACGACTTTACAAGACAACCTGTCACTCGCCTCAGATAAATCTAGAGTCGAAAGACTCCGATCGCCTGAAGCGCGTAAGGCAGCACTACCATTCACGGATTGGTCGGCGAGAGAAATCTCGTCTCCGACACGTGTTAGGATAGCGCTCTCCAGCAAACGACGTTGACCCTGCTGAATCCAGATAGACTCTCGAGGATGCACGCTGATTAAGCGTGGACCTCTTGAATCTTTAGGGACACAACAGAGTGAGCTCTGTATTTCAGAGCAGCATTGGAGCCGATTTTCCCAGTCCTTCTTGTACTCACTATAGCTAGGTTTAACACCTAAACCGTAGAAGTACTCGAAGAACGGGTAGTGGGATTCAATGCTATCGTATAGGGTAGTAAAATCACTACGCATACAGGGATCAAAGGACGGAAAAACCGCCCCCGGACCGTGCGAAGGGATAATACTATTCCAATCAATGTCACCGATTACTCGTGACACGAGTGAACGCGCA